CTTATGTATTTGATAAAGTAACTGATATGGTAGAAGCTAGAGAAGATGCATTCTTCATTGGTGATGTAACTGATTATAACGATTCAATTGATTTGGCAGTAGAACAAGGACAAGCAGTTGATTCTAACTATGTTGGTACATACTACCCATGGGTTAAGACAATCGATTCAAGAACAAACAAACTTACAACTGTCCCACCATCAGTATTGATGCCAGGAATATACGCTTCTAACGATGCAGTTGCAGCTGAATGGTTCGCACCAGCAGGTTTAAACAGAGGTGGAGTTGTAGGAGCAGTTAGTGTATTGAACAGATTAACACATGCTGAAAGAGATACATTATATGAAGGAAAAATCAACCCAATCGCTCAGTTCCCTGGAGAAGGTATCGTAGCATTTGGACAGAAAACACTTCAAGACCGTTCATCGGCACTTGATAGAATCAACGTAAGAAGATTATTAATCAAAGTGAAGAAATACATTGCATCTACTTCAAGATACCTTGTATTCGAACAAAACACTTCTCAGACAAGAGGTAAATTCTTGAATACTGTTAATCCTTATTTAGAAGGAATCCAACAAAGACAAGGTTTATACTCATTTAGAGTAGTAATGGATGAATCTAACAACACACCAGATGTAATCGATAGAAACATCTTGGCAGGGGCTATTTACTTACAACCTACTAAGACGGCTGAATTCATTGTAATTGATTTCAACATTCTACCGACTGGGGCTAGTTTCACCGCATAATTAGAAAAATAATAAAAACTATATTTATTAGTATAATAGGAGAATAAACAAAATGGCAGAAGTATTAGAATTTAACGATATGTTCTACACCAATTTCGAACCAAAGATGAAGAATCGTTTCATCATGGCAATCGATGGTATTCAATCATATCTTATCAAGGCAGCTAACAGACCTTCAATTCAATTTGAAAAGGTTACACTTGACCACATTAATGTTAAAAGACAGTTAAAAGGTAAAGGTGAATGGCAAGATATCGAAATTACATTATTTGACCCAATCGTACCGAGTGGAGCACAACAAGTAATGGAATGGGTAAGATTATCTCATGAATCAATCACAGGTCGTGATGGATATGCAGATTTCTACAAAAAGGATGTTGATATCTTTATGTTAGGACCAGTTGGTGATAAAATTGAAAATTGGAAACTTAAAGGAGCATTCATCCAATCCGCAAACTTCGGTTCGTTGGAATGGGCAAGTGCAACTGATGTTGCTGAAATTACTCTAACATTATCGTATGATTACGCAATTTTAGAATACTAATACAATACTCCATTTTACTATACAGAAAGAGTTCTCTTGTTGAGAACTCTTTTTTTTTCAACTTTTTTGAAATTATATATTTATATACAAACAAATTAAAATAAAAGTTTATGGCAAATTTTGAATTTCCAACGGAAGTAATTGAACTTCCATCACAAGGAAAGGTTTATCCCGAAGGACACCCATTATCAAAGGGTACTGTGGAGATTAAGTATATGACCGCTAAGGAAGAAGATATACTTGCTTCACAAAATTTGATAAGAAGGGGGGTGGTACTTGATAAGTTATTCGAATCGGTGGTTGTAGAACCTGGTTTAGATATTGGTGATATATTCATTGGTGATAAAAACGCAATCTTATTAGCAACTCGTGTATTGGGATATGGTAAGGATTATCAAGTAGAAGTAAATGACCCATTCACACTTGAACCTCAGAAGGTAATAATTGATTTATCGGCTATTCAGATTAAAGAAATTGACTTTTCTAAATTAAATTCTAATAATCTATATGAGTTTGAACTACCTATATCTAAAAAGATAGTAAAAGTAAAGTTGTTAACTCATAAAGATGAATTGGCTATAAATGCTGATATTCAAGCAATGAATCGTTTATCCAAAGGTAATGATTCTGTTTCTCAAGATGTATCAACTCGTTTACGTTATATGATTCAAGAGGTAGATGGTAACACAGAACGTGGATTTATTAACAAATGGGTTCAGAATAACCTATTAGCACGAGATAGTAGAGCGATTAGAAACTTCGTGAAAGAAATTTCACCTGATTTGGATTTAAAATATGAATTCACATCAGATATAACTGGTGAGACGGAGGCACTTGATATCCCATTTGGGATAGGGTTTTTTTACCCTTCCGAGTGATTATAGTATTAAACTTCATTCTCAGATTTGGGAAATGGTTAACTATGGAAATGGTTTCAATTGGACAGAAGTTTATACGATGCCAATCCATTGGAGAAAGTTTTATTTTAAAAAACTTTTAGATGCCAAGAAAAAGGAGAAGGAAGAATACGATAAAAGTAGTAAGAGTTCTAAATCAAAAGGACCTGGAGTAAGAGTGAGGAAGTAAATTTCCTCACTTTTTTTGTGCTCTATATTTATAGTAGTATAAAACTATAAAGGAAAATCCTATATGTCAAACGAAAAATTAAATGAAGGGTTATTTGGAGCTGCTAAGAAGTTCTCCGATGCATTTTTTGATGGATTGAAATCAAATGTAACAAACACTGCATTAAATACTGCCAAAAAACGAGGATTCCCACCAAAACTTCAAAAACAATTGGATAAGGTGGATAAAGAATCTAAAGAATTGTTAAGACAACTTGCTGATTATCAGGCAAAGAACAAATAATAGGAGTCTAAAATGGCAGATAGTAGATTAGAACAATTAAAAAAATTATCAGACCAGCAACAAAGGTACCAAAAATTACTTGAGATGCAGGAAAAATCTGGTAAGGATTATTCTGCCTCATTAGAAAAGCAATCAAAAAAGATAAAAGAACTTGCAAATACCTTAAAAAGTATTAATAGTTCTAATTCAAAATTTTTAGGTGAACAAGAAGTTGGTATAAGTTCTATCGGTTCTTCAATGCAGAGTTTAAAAGATGCTCAAAATAGTGTTTTAAGTACAACTTCATCATTGGGTACTTTAAATGAAGCACAAAGAGAAAGTATCTCATCCATTCTTTCCGATACAAGAGATTTGGCTTCATTGAACGCAGAAGATACAAATCAGATATTAGAAAAAAACGAATCACTTGAACAACAATTACAAGTTGCAAGTTCGTTATTTGGTGTAAATAGTCAAATAGTTGAAGAATTACGTGCACAAGTACAAACTGGAAATCAGTTAGCTAAGTTAACCGAAGATGAACAGAGACAGTTAGAAAAACAACTTGCAGCATATAAAGGAATAAAAGATGCAATTGGTGGTGTATTGAATACTGCTTCAGCACTTCTTAAAACCACAGGAGGTATCGTAGGTGGTTTAGTTATTGGAATGGGATATGTTACCGAAGCCCTTGGTAAAACTACTCGTGAAATGGGTGGTTTTTTAGGAGGACTTACTGGTGCAACATCACAAGTAACTTTATTAGGTACAATTTTCCCACAAGCACTTGATTCAGCAAAAGGATTATCGAGTGAATTTGGTGGATTAAACGATTTATCTTTTCAAACCCAACTTAACACTAATCTCATGGCAACGAACATGGGTATTAGTGGACAAGAAGCCGCTGCCCTAACTGGTAACTTCGCTAGGTTGAATGGAGGTTCTATTCAAACGGCTCAAAACCTTGCAGCATCTACCAAAGAATTAGCAAAAGCAAACGGATTAATGCCATCTCAAGTAATGGCTGATGTAGCTGGTTCTGCACAGGCATTTGCTGAATATGGAAAACAAGGTGGTAAGAATATAGGTGAGGCCGCAGTTGCAGCTGGAAAACTTGGGGTGAATATGAGTACTCTTACTGGAGTAACTGATAACCTTTTGGATTTCGAATCATCTATAACAAAAGAATTGGAATTGGGTGCAATGTTAGGTAAGAATATCAACCTTAACAAAGCAAGACAATTAGCATATGAAGGACAAATTGGGGCATCTGTAAAAGAAGCTCTTAATCAAATGGGTGGTATTGAAGCTTTCAATAAAATGGATATTTTCCAAAAAAGACAAGCTGCAGCTGCATTAGGATTATCAACAGACCAACTTCAAAAGATGGCCAGTAACATGGATAAGTTGAATGATGATGGTACTATGCAACTATCTACATTTGATTCTATGACAGAATCTCTTACAACATTTGCAACTGGACCATTAGGTTCTACACTTAAAGGATTGGGTTCAGGTATAATAGCAGTTGGTCAAATGAACATGGGATTAAAATCATTTGGAACTTCTATATGGGGTATGGTTAAAGGATTGGGTATGGGATTAAAAAAATTAGTTATGTACCCTATTCATTTAGCAAAAGCTGCTGCTATTAAAGTTGGTGGTATGATGGGAATTGGTGGTAGCGCTGTTGGTGGTGTTGGTAAAGTGGCAAGTAAGGCAACAGAAGTAGTTGGTGCTGGTGCTAACGCAGTTAAAGGTGCTGGTGTTGGGGTAAAGCTAACTTCTCTTGCTACTGGATTATCTGCTATGGGAACACCACAAGTTTTATTTGGTGCTGCTAACTTAATCCCAACTGGATTGGGATTCCTTACGGTATTACCTGGGTTACCTGGTATGCTTGGAGTAGGAGCTCTTGGTACAAAGGCTGGTACTGGTTTAATGAATTTGGCAATAGGTTTAGGATTCATGGGTAATGGTACAATTACAGCTGGTGCTGGTAATTTAGCTCTTGCTGGATTAGCATTTACTTTAATGACTGCTGGTATAATAGGTATGGGTGCTATTGCACTACTTGGTCCTGCCATTGGAGTTGGATTAGGTGCAATTGCTGGAGGATTGGTTTCATTGGGTAATCCTGCTGTTGCTTTATTTGCTGCAATTGGTGTGGCTATTTTAGGTGGATTATCACTTGCGCTTATGGGAGTTGGATACGCATTAGGATTAGCCGCTCCATTTATAGAAGCAATAGGGTCCGTTATCACAAGTGTATTCCAAGGTATTGCAACTGTAATACCTGTAGCTACCGCGAGTATAATTTCACTAATGGATAGTATTACTTTGGAGAAAGTAGGTGCTATTGCATTATTATCTCTGGCATTTATGGGACTGGCTTATTCATTGATGTTCTTAGGTTCTGCTGGGTTATTTGCTCTACCTACTTTGTTAGGTATTGCTGCCGCATCTGCTGGTATTGCACTTGTAGCAGAATTATTTGGATTGGGTGGAAATGGTGAAAGTAGTGGAGAAGAAGCTGGTGGGTTAGAAGAAGGTTCATTATCAGAATACCAATCCCAAATGTTGGAAAATATGAAACTATTGATAGCAGCAACTACAGCACCAAAAGAATTTATAATGGATGGACAAAAATTTGGTAGTTATATCACTAAACAACAAAAGAGAGATACTACTAATACTATCGTAAAGAAATAAAGTTAGGAATATAAAGAATGGCAACATTACGAGACTTATTTAAAGGTTCACCACAAGACAAATCAGTTAAGGCTGATAAGGAAACCTTCATAGAACAAGAAACTTCAGGAATACGTGTTAAATCACTTGTGGAGTTGAACAATCCTCTTATCTATGGTAATGAGGCAGCTCGTATTTCCCTTCGTTCTACTCCTGATTTGGAGAAAATGAAAAACGGTACTGGTACTACCGCAGGTGATGGTGGATTGGTAGGTAGTAAAATCACAGAAGCTCGTGATTTTGTAAATGATGAATTAGGAATTCCAAAAGGATTGATTCCAAGTGAAGTTGTAAGTGAAATAATTGATAGTAAACCAAATAAAAAAGGTGAAGGTTCTATAAATAATTCACAAACACCAATTACTAAAGATTTGTATGGACCAAATGGAAAAGAAGTTGGTAAGTTTTTAAAACAATCAGGTGGGGGTAACCCAACTACAATTGGAAAGCAAGCATTAGGTAGTGGTATTTCTTTTGCAAAAGACAAATTAAGAGGTGCTCTATTTGGTGAAGGTCAAGAAGCCGGAACTTCTAATGGTGGTAAACAATATGCAGTAGAATATACAAGTAATGATAGAACATATAGTGATACTAATACATCTAAAAAATTATCTAAACAAGAGGATATTTTTGAAGATTTAAAAAAAGCCAATAATGGTAGAATGGACTTGACTCTTGTTTCACCTACATATGGTGTAGTTAGAGGACCTAATTTCAAGTATGGAACCCCAAAAGGTCAGTATGGTAAAACAAAATATGCATTCGGTTCAACTGAAGGTTCTTATGCTAATGGTGGTGGGGCTCGTGTTAATAACTCACCATTAGAAGAATATACTAAGGGTAAGGAAGCTGGTTTAATAGAAAATTATTATGGAATTGGTAAACAAGATACACTAAACAAATTAACTGTTAGTGATTTGGCCAAATACACCATAGATGATGATGGAGTTGTTAAAGATGGTGAAACTGTAATAGGTAGAGATTTAATTCCATTTAATATTGGAAAACGAGGGGGAACTAAAATTCCATTTCGTGCAACCATAACTGGTCTTACTGAAAATGTATCACCTTCGTGGAATGGTAATAAATTTTTAGGAAACCCATTTAATTTTTACACATATAGTGGAGTTGAGAGAAGTACTTCTTTTAATTTTACAATTTTTTGTTTATCACCAGCTGAATTAACTTCAAATTGGGAAAAGATACAACAACTTACAAAGATGACATACCCATCTATAAATTCTAACAACTTGGTAAATCCACCATTGATACAATTTAGATTGGGGGATATATATTATAATAAAGATGGGTTTATTGATTCATTGACATATACAATGCCAGATAATGGTACTTGGGAAACTGATGGAGATTTAGGATATCTACCAAAAATTATCGAAGTGGCAATCAGTATTAAGTTAGTAGAAACTCCTGCATCTATGTCAAATTTATATGGGTATAAATTATCAGAAGAGGCACTTAAAACTCAAAAAGAATTATTATCCGAAAAACAAACACAATTTGATGAAAATCAGAAAACATCAAATACTCCATCATATACTCCAAAAGCCGATACTGGACTTACTCCACGTGGGGTAAAAATAATAAAAACCGATATTAAACCAAAAGCATCTACTGATATGAGTGGACTATTGGGTAGAAGTGGTATTTCTCAGACTCCTGTACAAAAAGAATTGGGTATAGAACCTGCAATTACTTCGCAATCATCCGTATCCGATAAATTAGGTGGTAAAACTCCAATTGAATCTATGAAAGATGAGTTGGCTAATAGTTCATTTACATCTGGACAATTATCTTCAAAACAAAGTTTCTTTTTAAAACACAACGATGCGAAGGTAATTTCTAAAAAAGATGCAACTTCATTGGTTGACCCACGTGTAAAATGGAATTTAACAGGAGATAAGTTAGATGCATTTGAAGCTCCTGGATTATTATGTATGGTTGGTACTCATAAAGTATATAAACAAAAACAAGTTGAATTCCACTCTTCAAATGGAATACATAGTTGGAGTGTATATATTTAATAAGGAAAAATTATGGCAAATAGATATAATAGAATTGGTACAAGAAAATTAAACGATGGTAGAGTGGTATATCGTAGTAATAGGTATCCCAATATACCAAAGAGTAATGATGATATTTATGTAATAACTCAAGGTGGTGATAGATTGGATTCTCTTGCTAATGATTATTATAGTGATTCATCATTATGGTGGATTATTGCTTCTGCTAACAATATTCATGATGCTGCATTTGCAGTACCTGATGGAACTGAATTAAGAATACCATCAAATTATTTAAAAATAGTATCTGATTTTAATAAACAATAAGTTATGAGTGGATTTCCTAATCTATCAAATATTGATTCCGTAATATCTAAAACTATCAAAGATAGAGCAGGTGATAATTTAGCGGTATCATCTTTACTACCATGGTTTCGTAGTGTTTCTTTGGTTGGTGCTGGTTTGATAATAGAATCAACTACCTCGGATGATAACATGTCAACACGATATGGTACAAATGGTAGTTCTGGTAGAGTTGGAAAAAGAGCCGATAATACAACATCAGTTTATGCACAAAATGATGTTCGTAGTAACAGACCATCCCCAACTATATCTTCGTTATCTATACAGAATGGTTCGGAGGGGTTGACACGTAAATGTAAATTTACTATTACATGTTACACCAAAGGTCAAGCTCAGAAAATGATTCAACATTTTTTAGAACCTGGATATTATGTTTTAATTGAATGGGGTTGGAATGTTTCAAAATCTCATAATCAAAAAGCAGGTAGTGGTGGTGTAGTTGGAGTTTGTGATATGATTCAGTATCAAAATTTAGGAGTATTAAAAGATAAAAGAGCTGAATCAGAGGGAACTTATGATGCATTCTTAGGAATAGTAACTGGTGGCCAAATGGCATATGGGTCAGATGAAACATATGAAGTTCAAGTAGAATTAACATCTCAAGGAGAACTCCCATCGTATTTATCAGAACACAAAGGTACACCTGTAAATTCACAACAAGCTGCAAGTGGAATAAAATTTACCCCTAAACAGATAGAAGATGCATCTGAAAATTCCGATAACATTGGTTTATCATTATTTATGCAGATGTACAATAAATTACCACTTGTTAAACAAATTGGTAATATTAAAAATTTAAAAGATGGTGTTGACAGTCGTGGTATTCCATGGACAGAAGCTTCTAATTTTTTAAATATGGATGATTATTTACGTGAAGATTATGTAAAAAAATTAACTGATACTGTTATAAACTCGGATGAGGGAGATGACCGTGAATTGAGAGTTCCAAACGATACACCATTACTTTCAGATGATACTTTTATTAGATTTGAACTTGCATATAAAATATTAACAACTACTGTTGCAGAAAAAAAATTAGAAAACATATGTCCTGCCTATAAAACAAAGAATAGTAAAACATTAGAGATACAATCAATAAAGTCAATTGATATCGAGCATACATTATGTAGAGCACACAGACATATATTCTCAACTAATAAAAATAAACTATATATATCTAATAAGAATTTACCAGATTTTGGATTAGCAGACGCACTATCCGCAGACCCAAGTGGTTCTTTATTTCTTTTTCCTGATAATGGAAAATTTGATGAAACCGATTTTATAGATGGACACCCAACAACCCATCCTCAATCTAAAAAAGAAAATCTACCAGATAAAAACTTTTATTTTCCAAAAATAACTGATACATTTTTAGATGCATATCCATTTGATGATACTATAAAGCCATTTGAGGGTAAGGCATATGAACATGGATATTTAAAAGATTTATATATCAACTTTGATTTTTTCATAGAGTGTATGGAAAAAAGTGGATATGTTTTATATGAAGTTTTACTTGATATGTTAAATGGGTTATCATCATCGGTTAATTTATATTGGGATTTCCAAATTGTAGCAGGTGCTAGTAGTGATTGTGGAAATGAGCAAATGAGGGTAGTTGATAAAACCTTTCTTGGATTGAGTAAAGGTGCAACTAAAAAAAATGATAGTGGTATACCTGATATTGTAAAAACCTCGTTTCAATCAATAGGAGTTAATTCTGTCTTTTTAGATGCAGATTTTACTATGGATATTCCAAAGGAAACTGCTAATATGGTAATTGCACAACGTAATGACAAAACAGCAAAGGATTCAGATGGAAACCCAAGTACTCCAAGTGATTCTCCTGGTTCTTCTATGGAGGCCTCATCTTTGAATTTTGATACTGGATTATTTCAATCACAACCCGATAAAGTAGGTGAAAAATTAGATTCTATTAATTTAGAAATAACTGAAAATGATAAGGAAATTGCAAAGGCACGTAAGGAAGCGGAAATTAAACAAGCGAAAGAAGATGAGGAAAACGATAGTTGGTTTGATTATAGTGATGTTAAAGCAAAGTTCGCTAAAGGTTGGGATAATACTAAAAATGTGGCACAAAGTGCATGGGATTCCATTGGGTCAAGCACTGGATTCTGGACACCTGAAGCAGAACAAGAAGCACGCGAAGCTAATTATGATTATTTTGTAAACAAAGCAGGAGTTTTTCCAAGAGGTATTGATAGAAATGATGTAATGAGAGCAGATGGTGGTTTTTGGGGTACCTTAACCGCAGCATTTACTACTGATTATAAGGTAGGTGTGTCATCTGTTCTTTGGGTTGGTACTTATGACGACCCTCAATTATTAAAACAATTTGAAACTTGTGATTTTAAAAATCATAAATCAGAAGGTGGGGGAGACCATACTTTGAATCCGGTATTACTACCTATAAAATTTAACTTCACTATCCATGGTGTGAGTGGATTAAAAGTTGGTGATATATTTACCATTACTGATTTACCTGATAAATACACAAATAGAGTATTTCAAATTACTCAAATTGAACATGAAGTTGCTGATATATGGACTACTAAGGTTGAATCTCAAATGAGGAATATATAATATGGATATATCAAGTCAATATAATAAGTTAAGAAAGCCTGATTTAAAAGCGGGCCCTACCAAAATTAAATCTTTTTTACCAAAACCAACTGATGTTGATTATACACGTGGTTATATTAAAAGATATTTTGCACAAAAAGTAAATGATTTAAATTCACCTATACGTGAGATATCGAGTGATGATTATATAAAGGTATCAAATAACTCATTCTATAACACGACTTCGTTAAAGTGGAGAATTACGGGCCCTATTAAAAGTAATTCAAGTATAGGTACATCTGAAAAAACCGTTTCAGAGTCAAATCAAATATCAATCCGTTTAGCATCATCAAGTATTAAAAATTTAAAATTATATTTACCAAATCTTTTACAATTTCATAAATAATATATATTTATATAAAATAAGTTACATATGGCATTTAAACATCTCACCAATGAAGAAATCCAACAAATGACCTTTGATTGGAGGTATAGGGGATTTACTACACTAGAATTGCTCACAGAAGAAGAATGTGATGAAATTAACGAAGAACTTGAAAGACTTCGTCAAGAAAGACAACTAACTACCAAAGAAGATGGTGAAGAATGGGGAGAATGGGACCCGTTTGCATACCCCCACAAATTATCAGATAAATTGGCAGCACTATTTTCACATCCAAAGTTAATAGAGGCTTCTGAATTTTTAATGGAAGGTGAGATTGTTGGTATGCAATCTTGGGCATATTTTAAACCACCTGGCCAATTGGGTAGGGACCAACATCAAAATGCATTCTATACTGGATGTGGCCATAACGAAATTATCAACACTGCCATTGCATTAGATAATCATGATGAACTAAATGGTGCGGTTTGGAATTATGAAGGTTCTCATAGATTACCAATACTTCCAATTGAAGTCGATGAAGAGCGTACTAAAACAAATCCTAAGTTTTGGAGAAACGAACGAGGTAAACCTTGTATAATGCCAGAAGGTCATGATTTTAAAAAGATTGAAGGAACTATGCAAAAGGGACATGTAGTATTACTTCACTCACATTGTGTACATGGTTCAGAAGAAAACAAATCAGATAGATTCAGACGAAACTTTTTAGGTGGATATCTTAAAAAAGGAGCTCCCTTTAATCAAGGAACTCATATGAAGCGAGAACCCATTGATATGTACGAACTTCGTAGTAAACATTGGGGAGAATAAATTGTTACAAATATAACAAAATAATTTAAAGAAAGTTGGTAAATCATTAGGATATACCAACTTTTTTTTGTATATTTACTTTGTAAATGAGAGTTAATTAAAACCATAAACTATGAACTATAAAAGATTTAACAGACACGAATTATTTGATAAATTCCTAATGGAATATCATTCAACTACTATTAAAAGAGCTACTGATTATATTTGGGAAACTCAAAAAGAAGTAATGACTGAATTAGAAAACTTACTTTGTGGTATTTGGGATGGATACCTTTACGATGAATTACTTACCAAGGCTCTAATCCTTCCAACAGAAGATTACAGACGAGTTGAAGATATTGTTCAGTTAATCAACGAACATATCGAATCAAATGGTGAAAATACAACCCAAAAATTTTAACAAAATTTTAACATTTGAGATTTGGTAAAACCAATAAAATGTTGTATATTTACTATGTAAGATTGAGAGAGATAAAACACTTTAAAACCCTAAAATTATGAATTATTTAATACACCCACAAGATTTAGTTTTCAGAGCCAAAAGTAGAATCGAAGGATTCGTTCAAATGATTGGAGATGAGGAAATTCCACAATGGGATTTATTACAAACTTCACTTGAAATTGTAGAAGAGTGGAGTTCTGATTGGGATGAGGACCAAGGTTTTGGTTCTTCTGATGGAACATACCTTCTAAAAGATTTTATCGATACTGTAATTGGCGACTATACCAATGGTAAATACAAAACCGATTTTATTCCAAGTTTATCAGTAATAAAACTTTAACAAAATTTTAACATTTTAAATTTGGAAATACCAACATTTATTCGTATATTTACTATGTAATAAAGATTGAGAGATAAATAAAACTTAAAACATTAAAACCCTAAAATTATGGCTACTAAAAAAATCAAAATCAACTACTTAAATCAAGAATTCCTTTTACCTGAGAATGCTCTTCAAAAAGATTCTTACGATGGTAGTAATTATATCTACATGGGAGCAAAACATTGTGCTTCTGTTATCAAACAATATGTAACTAAAAATCACCCATCAATCAAAGTATGGGCTACTTCTGATGTTTATAGTGGTGGTTCTTCTACTCGTATCAACATCTCTAACCATGATGGTAGTTCAGTTTCAGATAAAATTGACCAAGATGTTAACGCATTCGCCAACTCGTTAAAGGCTGGTAAGTTTGATGGTATGTACGATATCTACGAATATAGAGAAGATAAAGTTGAAACTAAGAATGGAACTCCTTTAAAGTATTTCCCATCTTATATCTTCGTTGAGAATAGACCTAAATGGGGTTCTGTTGAATATTGGTTAAATGAGTACAATCTGTACAAAGAAAACCTTAACAACCCTGATTACTCAAGAATGGTTGAGATGGTTTCTAAATATGGTTCGTTCTTAGAATACAACAAACAATTCATGAACAAGAGTCAGTATAACAGATGTAAATTAATTTTAAAATAATATAGTATGGGATTAGATATGTACCTCAATAAAAAAACCTATGTGAAATATTGGGAACACAATGGTGATGATAATTACGAAGTAATCGTAAAGAAGGCTGGTAAAGTTGTTGAAAGTATCAATACCAAACAAATTACCAACATCGAAGAAGGAGTTGGATATTGGAGAAAGGCCAATGCAGTTCACCAATGGTTCGTAGATAATGTACAAGGTGGTGTTGATGAATGTCAAGAATCGTATGTATCTGCCAGTAAATTACAAGAACTATTAGATATCTGTCTATATATTAAAAAGGATAATAAATTGGCAGAAGAACTACTACCAACCGAAGATGGATTCTTTTTCGGCCCTACTGATTACGATGAGTGGTATTTACAGACAATTGACCAAACTATTGAAATCTTAGAAAAGTTAGATTTAGAAAATACAACTGATGATTTTTACTATCAGGCATCTTGGTAAACAAAAAAGGTCGAGTACCCAAGTGGCCTAAGGGGATGGATTGCAAATCCACTATTCGTAGGTTCGAATCCTACCTCGACCTCTATATTTATATTTTATGTACAACAATGCAACCTTTGTAGATGCCCAACAATTGAAATTTCTAAAAGAAATGGATAAATGGTTATCTACTACAAATTTCTCAAATGAAGAAGAACTGAAAATCTCAATAGAAGTTCGTACCTTAATTTCTAAAATAGAAGAAAAGGGGTATTACTACGAAAGTGAGGCAGAGATTCTAAACATCATGAGACACGAATATATTAAACATAAAAAGAACAACCCAAAGAAGCGATTATGAGAAAATTAATTTGGAAATTATACAACGAAAATATGATTTCAATTGAAGTTGCAAACCTACTCTTAGATAAGTATGATGAATAAATTAGATAAACAATACCAAGATTTACTTCAAGATATTCTTGATAACGGAATAACCAAATCAGATAGAACTGGTACTGGTACAATTTCTGTATTCGGTAGACAGATAAGACACAACCTTAACGATGGGTTTCCACTACTAACTACCAAGAAAATGGCCATCAAAACTATGATGACTGAATTGAAATGGTTTCTTAAAGGAGATACCAACATCAAATATTTGGTTGATAATGGATGTAACATTTGGAATGGAGATGCTTATAAAAAGTACTTAGATACTTTTACCGAAACGTTTGGAACTGAAGGTGAATATGATGTCTACCCATTATCTGAATCCGAGTTTATTGACGAGATAAAAACTGATGATAAGTTTGCAGAACAGTATGGTGAGTTAGGACCAATTTATGGTAAACAATGGACTGATTGGAATGGTATAGACCAAATTTTAAATCTTATCAATTCATTAAAAAAGAATCCAGATTCTCGTAGATTAATGGTATCAGCTTGGAATGTAGGTGAGTTACATGAGATGACTTTACCACCTTGTCATTATGGATTTCAAGTTTATACAAGAGAGTTAAATTTGGATGAGAGGATAGAGTACTTAAACAAAACTTCATTAACTAAATCTTCAGATTGGTTATCCGAACAACTAGATCAAGTAATGGTCCCTAAACGAGCAATCTCATTAATGTGGAACCAACGTTCAGTAGATACATTTTTAGGACTTCCATTTAACATTGCTTCTTATGCTATGTTATTAGAATTACTAGCTTATGAAGTGAATATGGTACCTGATGAATTAATTGGTAATCTTGGAGATGTTCATTTGTATAAAAATCATATTGAACAAGCGAAAGAACAAATTAGTAGAGAACCAATGGAGTTCTTACCCAAATTAAAATTAAATAATGTGGATATATTAAGTGGTGAATTTGATTATGAAATTTTACACTACCATTCTCACCCAACAATTAAAGCACCTTTATCAAATTAAGAATATGACAACAAATCAATTAAAACAAATTCAAGAAGAATTGATAAAACTGAAGGCACAAGATGTGGTATCAGTTAAGGATAAGTTAAAAATCCAAAAATTACAACAATCTTTTGATTCTATTATTAATCGTGAAGAATAATTTGGATAATCCAAATAATTATCGTATCTTTGTATAATTAATCAAACCACCATGTACTGGTTCAAACGAAAATATCAACAAATCAAACGAGTAATCGATTTCCTTCCTATAATATGGAACGGATTCGATTTTGATTATATTTACTCAATCGAACTTTTCAAGAAACAATTGGAAAGACAAGCATCATTCTTAGAATCAGATAGAGCACTTACTTTAGAAGCACAAAACAATGCAAAGAAAATAAGAACTGCAATCCGATTAATGGATATTGTATATGATGAGAAATATGTTGAAGATGTATTTACTCATTTAGAACAAACCTATGGAGAATCTAAAATGGATTTCGTAGATACTGGTGAGGATTCTAAATTTGGTGGTGAACGATTATACACTCTGAAAATAACTAATCAGAATGCAATTAATGAGATTCACCAAGATAAGATTAACCAAGAACGAGGTGAGTTAATTAAACTTGCTAGAGATAAACAAAAACGTGCCCACAAAATCTTGTGGAAGTACATAGAACATAACATTCAAAATTGGTGGGATTAATGGAACCAAAAGAAAAAGCAAAACAACTATACGATAAATGTTTCGATAGATATTGTACTGAGTTATCTTATGATAAAAATCATAGTAAGGCTAAATCCATTTCATTGGATATGGTTGATGAAGTATTAAGATTCGGTAACCAGTTGAATTTAAGAGAACCCATGATGTATTGGAATTCAGTAAAACACGAAATAAACAAGTTATAAT